TCAGCGCCGCCCCTCCGCGACGAACGCCCTGATCGCGTTGAGCGCGCTGTCCACGGAGTCCATCACCTCGTGCGCCGGAATCCGCAACGTTCTGACGCCCTGAACACGCAGCCATCGATCCCGCGCCACGTCGCGCTCCGGTCGGCTGTCGAGCGTGTGGTCGGAGCCATCCACCTCGACCGCCAGGCGTAGCGACGCGCAGTAGAAATCCAGCACGCAGCGCCCGAAGGGATGCTGCCGGCCGAACTTCAGGCCTTCGAGGCCGCCGCGTCTGAGGGCGGTCCAGAGCCGGGCTTCCGGTGGCGACATCTGGCGTCGCAGGCAGCGGGCGTGGGTCACGGTCTCGGGCTTGGTTTGCTCCATTCCTTGGATCTCCCGTGCTGTCCCCCTCCACCGGCGTTCGCCGGTCCCCCTCCCCCAAAGGGGGAGGAGAGGTTGTCCTGGCCGCCGAGAGTCACCCTACATCGTTCTCTATTTGTTCTCAACCTTTCGGGAGCGTCCATGGCCCTCTTCAAACCCCGCCCGCCTCGGGAGACCAAAGACTCCCGCGCCGCGCGCCTGATCGCCCTCACCACCGGCGGGCGGCCGCAGTGGACGCCGCGCGACTATGGCGCGCTCGCCAGCGAGGGGTTCGCCAAGAACCCTGTCGCCTATCGCTGTGTCCGGCTGATCGCCGAGGCCGCCGCGTCGACGCCGCTGGCGGTGTTCGCGGGCGGCCGGCGGGCCGACGATCATCCGCTCAAGCGCCTGCTGGACCGACCCAATCCCGAGCAGGGCGGGCCGGACCTGATGGAGGCGTTCTTCGGGAGCCTGCAGGTGGCCGGCAACGCCTATCTGGAAGCGGCCGGCGACGCCGCGCCCACGGAGCTCTACGCCCTGCGTCCCGACCGGATGACCCTGGTCCCCGGACCGCGCGGCTGGCCGCTGGCCTATGACTACCAGGCCGCCGGCCGCACGGCGCGGATCGCCCGCGACGCCGACGGCTGGCTGCCGGTGCTGCACCTGAAGCTGTTCAACCCGACCAACGACCACTACGGCTTCTCGCCGCTGGAGGCCGCGGCCTTCGCGATCGATGTGCACAACGCCTCCAGCGCCTGGAACAAGGCCCTGCTGGACAATTCGGCCCGGCCGTCCGGGGCTCTGGTCTATTCGTCCAAGGACGCCGGCGACCGCCTGTCGGACGAGCAGTTCGACCGGCTGAAGACCGAGCTGGCCGCCGCCCATTCGGGCCAGGCCAACGCCGGCCGGCCGCTGCTGCTGGAAGGCGGCCTCGACTGGCGGGCCATGTCGCTGACCCCGGCCGAGATGGACTTCACCGAGGGCAAGCACGCCGCCGCCCGCGAGATCGCCCTGGCCTTCGGCGTGCCGCCGCAGCTGCTGGGCATCCCCGGCGACAACACCTACGCCAACTATCGCGAGGCCAACGCCGCCTTCTGGCGCGGCACCGTGGTTCCCCTGGCCGAGCGGGCGGCGCGGGCCCTGACCGGCTGGCTGGCCGGCAAGTTCCCGGGCGCCAGGATCGCCCCCGACCTCGACGCCGTGTCGGCCCTGTCGGCCGAGCGCGACGCCCTGTGGAGCCGGCTGCAGTCCGCCAGCTTCCTGACCGACGCCGAGCGCCGGCGGTTGGCGGGGCTGGAACATTGAGCGCCGCCGAAGAAACCCCCATTGGCCGCTGGCGGTTGGATCGCCAGGTCTCGGCCGCCGTCCTGGTCGCCGTGGCGCTGCAGGCCGCCGCCGCCCTGCTGTGGGCCGGCAAGGCCTCGGCGCGGATCGACGACATGCAGCGCCGGCTGGAGGCCCAGGCCCCGGTCGCCGAACGCCTGGCCCGGCTGGAGGAACAGGCGACCGCGACTCGCCAGAGCCTCGCCCGCATCGAAGCCCGGCTGGAGCGCGCCCCATGATCAAGGACCTGGACACTGAGCTGAAGATCGAAGGCTACGCCTCGCTGTTCTGGACCCGCGACCTCAATGACGACGTCACCGCCGCCGGGGCCTTCGCCGAGAGCCTGGCCGCCGGCGCGCCCGTGGCCATGCTGCACCAGCACGACGAGGCCGAGCCGGTCGGGGTCTGGGATGAGGTCGTGGAGGACGCCAGGGGCCTGTTTGTCCGGGGCCGGATCCTGCGGACCACGCCCCGTGGTCGGCTGGTCGCCGCGCTCGTGGAAGCCGGCGCCCTGGACGGCCTCTCCATCGGCTTCCGGCAGGTCAAGGCCCGCACCCAGGGCCGCCTGCGCGTGCTGTCCCGCGTCGAGCTGTGGGAGGTGTCGATCGTGACCTTCCCGATGCTGCCGTCGGCGCGGCTGACGGTCGTCTGAGCTTCCTTCTCCCCTTGCGGGAGAAGGTGGCCGCGTCAGCGGCCGGATGAGGGGTTTCACGGCGATGCCGGCGCGACCCCTCATCCTCCCACCGGCCGAAGGCCGGCGGGCCCCTCCTTCTCCCGCAAGGGGAGAAGGATCATTTTCCGGAGATCCCCATGAAGGAAACCAAACACGCGGCCTCGCCCGAGGCCCGCGCGGCGCTGGCTGACGTGCTCTCGGCGTTCGAGAGCTTCAAGGCCGCCAACGACCAGCGGCTGGCGGCGATCGAGACCAAGCGGGCCGACGTCCTGCTGGAGGAGAAGGTCGGCCGCATCGACGACGCCGTCGCCCGCGCCCAGGACCGGCTCGACCGGCTGATGAGCGACCTGCGGAGACCCTCTCTTTCGGCTGATGCGCCGCTGGCGCAGGTGGACGAACGCAAGGCCGCCTTCGACCGCTATGTGAAGACCGGCGAAACCCCCGCCGCGCTGCTCGAAGCCAAGGGGCTGTCGGAAGGAACCGCCACGGCCGGCGGCTATGTCGCCCCGCCGGAGCTGGAGCGGCTGATCCTGCGTCGCCTGGCGGCCACCAGTCCGATGCGCGAGATCTGCCAGGTCCGCACCATCGGCTCGGGCACCTTCCGCAAGCCCGTCAGCCCGACCGGCCTGGCCGCCGCCTGGGTGGCCGAGACCGCCGCGCGGCCCGAGACCACGGCCCCGACCCTGGACGTCATCGACTTCCCGGCCGGCGAGCTCTACGCCAGCCCGGCCGCGACCCAGGCCCTGCTGGACGACGCCTATGTCAGCATCGACGAGTGGCTGGCGGAAGAAGTGCAGGACGCCTTCGCCGCCCAGGAGACCACGGCCTTCGTGACCGGCGACGGGGTCAACAAGCCCAAGGGCCTGCTGGCCTACACCGCCGCGCCGGACGCTTCGTACACCTGGGGTCAGGTCGGCTATCTGGCCACCGGCGTCGCCGGCGCCTGGCCGGCCAGCAACCCGACCGACAAGCTGATCGACCTGATCTACGCGGCCAAGACCCAGTACCGCCAGAACGGCCGCTTCGTGATGAACCGCCGCACGGTCAGCGCCGTGCGCAAGTTCAAGGACGCGCAAGGCAACTACATCTGGAACGCGGCTCTGCAGCCGGGGCAGTCGGCGAGCCTGCTGGGCTTCCCGGTCACCGAGATCGAGGCCATGCCCGACGCGGCGGCCAACACCTGCCCGATCGCGTTTGGCGACTTCGAGAAGGGCTACCTGATCGTCGACCGCGCCGGCGTGCGGGTGCTGCGCGACCCGTACTCGGCCAAGCCGCACGTGCTGTTCTACACCACCAAGCGCGTCGGCGGCGGGGTGCAGAACTTCGACGCCGTGAAGCTGCTGAAGTTCGCGGCGTCGTAACCCAATCCTCCCCCTGACGGGGGAGGTGTCCGCGTAGCGGACGGAGGGGGAAGTGCTGGAAGGCCCGCCTCTTCCCCCTCCGTCGTCCCTCCGGGCCGACACCTCCCCCGCTGGGGGGAGGATTTTCAGGAAATCCCCCCATGCCCCAATCCCTCACCCTGGCCGAGGCCAGGGCGTTCCTGCGCGTGCCCGACGCGTCGGAGGACGCCATCCTCACCCTGTTGATCGACGCCGCCGAGGCCCATGTCGCGGCCGCCGCGGGCGTCACGCTGACCCCGGCCAGCCCGGCGCCGCTGCGGCTGTCGGTGCTGACCCTGGTGGCCCACGCCTACGAGCATCGCGCGGCCCCGGGCGACGCCGGCGAGCCGTCGCTGGCCCTCGCCCAGCCGTGGCTGACCCCTTATCGAAAGGCCCGACTGTGAGCGACAAGCCCCTGATCGACGCCGTCGTCGCCAGCCTGAAGGCCGCGCCCGCCGTCACCGCCGTGGCCGGCCAGCGGATCCACGCCAGCCCGCCGCGCCTGCCGACCTATCCGTGCGTCGTCGTCACCCGCGCCGAGGGGCGTCCGGTCGGCGAGAACGACGCGATCGAGCACCTGCTGACCCTGACCTGCGCCAGCCGTTTCGGCGGACCGGAAGAGGCGCGGGCCCTGGTCGCGGCCGTGCGCCTGGCGCTGCACGACGCCCGGCCGACGCTGAGCGGCCGGCGGCTGGTCAATCTGCGCGTCCCCTATGCCGACGTCTTCGCCGGCGCCGACCGCGAAACCACCCTCGGGATCGTCCGCGTGCGGGCGGTGACCGAGCTTCTTTAAGACAAGGAGACGATCATGGCCGCCCAAGCCGGCAAGGACATCCTGCTGAAGATCAGCGACGGGGCGTCCAGCTTCGTCACCGTCGCGGGCCTGCGCGCCCGCACCATCAGTCTCAACGCCAAGACGATCGACGCGACGGACAGCGACAGCGCTGGCCGCTGGCGCGAGCTGCTGGCCGGGGCCGGCGTGCGCTCGGTGGCCGTCTCGGGCTCGGGCGTGTTCCGCGACGCCGCCTCCGACGCCCAGGTGCGGACGAGCTTTTTCGACCAGTCGGCGCGCGTGTGGCGCCTGGTGGTGCCGGACTTCGGCCAGCTGGAGGGGCCGTTCATCGTCGCGGCCCTGGAATACGCCGGCGAGCACGACGGCGAGGCGGCGTTCGCGCTCAGCCTGGCCAGCGCGGGCGCGGTGACGTTCACGGCGATCTGACTCGGCACAGGCCCCCACGCTCCTGTTCTCTCCTCCCCCTCTTGGGGGAGGGGGGCCGCCGAACGGCGGTGGAGGGGGACAGTACAGGAAGAAAAATGGAAATGCTCCCTCCCAACACCGCGCGTGGCGAGGTCGTGGTGACCCTGGCCGGCGCGCCGCGACGCCTGTGCCTGACGCTCGGCGCGCTGGCCCGCATCGAGGCGGCGCTCGGTCTCTCCGACTGGTCGCAGCTGCCGGACCGCATCGCCACGCTGAGCGCCGGCGACCTGACCGCCGTGCTGGCGGCGCTGCTGGACGGCGGCGGCGAGCCTGCCGAGGTCGCCGCCCGCGCCACGGTCCCCGAGGCCGCCAGCGCCCTGGCCGCCGCCCTGGCCGCGTCCGCGTGAGCTGGGCGCAGCCGCTGCGGCTGGCCGTCCGGCTGGGCGTCGCGCCCGAGGCCTTCTGGCGGCTGTCGCTGGTCGAGTGGCGGGCGCTCACCCAAGCGCCGGCCTCGCCGGTCCTGACCCGTTCGGGCCTCACCGACCTGATCGCCCGCTATCCCGACGAGGAGACCCCATGAGTGTTGAGCAAGATGGCCTGTCCGCCGTTCCCGCCCGCGCCGCCGAGGCCGCCGCGTCGCTGGAGGCCCTGAAGGCGCCGGCTGAACGCGCGGCCCGCTCGATCGACGAGTCCTTCGCGCGGGCAGGAACCTCCCTGGCCCGGTCGCTGGCCCGCGCGGCGTCCGATGGTCAGGTGTCCCTTGCGGAACTGGCCCGCGCCGTGCTGGGCGCGGCCGGGGCGGCGTTGAAGGGCGGAGGGCTCGGCGAGGCGCTGACCAAGACCTTCTCCGGAGCGCGCGCCGACGGCGGGCCGGTTCTGCCCGGCGGAAGCTATCTGGTTGGCGAGCGTGGGCCGGAGGTGTTCCGTCCGGCCTCCGCCGGGAGCATCGAGCCGGCCGGCGGCGGCGGGATCTCGGTGACGGTCAATGTCCAGGGCGGGGATGCGTCGGGGCTGATCCGCTCCGACGCCCAGATCGCCCAGGCCTTGGCCAGAGCCGTATCGCTTGGGGCCCAAAAACTATGA